ATGCAGATGGGGGGTATGTTCTGCGACCCCCTCCCCCCCCTATCCTAAGGTTGGGCCCCAAGTGTGAAGAAGTTATGGCGCAGAGACTTTCGTATACAGACCAAGAACATTCTCTTGTACAATCTCATCGATGGCGGACTCGATAGCACTATGTTGATCAGCTTCTGACAATTGATCAGAAGTCTTGACAACTCTTGCTAAGAACGATGTTGTATGATAGCCAAGCGCTGTATCAACGGCGTGCCACTCATCGAAGTGAGTGTGGGGGTTGAAAGGATTGTCAATAGTAGTTAGCATGTGTTCAACATTGTCTGTCATCTCAACCTCCTTCTTCACTAAGAACTGTTGTGATCGTGCTTGCTGAAACGCCTAGCTGATCAGCAATGTCTGCCTGTGTGTACCCAGAAGCAGACATACTCTTAGCTCTGTTTAGCATAGCAGTTGACATAGTGGGTGCAGTCCTAGGCATGGCTAGCTTCTTCACTTCATCTAGGTCTGAATTACGTAGGATCTCCTCCAGCTTATTGTTACTGATAGCCCCGGCTTGAATAGCATCCCATTCAGAGGGGGTGATCTCAACCAGAGTCTTGTTGGCCCCGGTTCGAGTACGAGCTGCAGCTAGGGCCTGGTTTCTGATCTTCTTTAGTTCATCATAGCTCATGTTTGGATTAGCTTGCTCTTTCATAGAAACTACGGCATTACCTATGATGTGGGCTTGCCGTTCACGGGGGGCATTCTCAAGGGCTATGTTCAACTTAGCATTGAGAGACACCACTTCATCTGAGTAGGCGGCCTTTGCTGAAGGAGAGTAGGGGATGTTCTTTGTTGCCACCATCTCTTTTCTAGCTGTATTGGCTAGATCTTTGAGTTTATTAGAGTGAGTTGCGTATACTTCTTCAGTAGGAGTACCAGAAGAGAGTTCAAAGGCGTCATCAGTTACTGCTAACCTCTTAGTACGAAAAGTCTTAGTAACTAGCTTACCTTTTTTATCTGTATAAGTTTCTCCTGTTGGCACATAGACAAGTTTACCGGTAGCTTTGTCAATTGGCCCGCCTTCAGCTGCTGGCCTAGGCTTCCTATTATCAGGGTAAACTTTAGAGCCTGCTCTAGAAATTAGGGTTGATGCACCAGCTCGCTTGCCTCCTTGGTACTTCTCTTTCAACTGAGGAATGTTATTGTCAATAGCGGATTGCTTGTAGTTTAGGTTGTGGTTCTCAGAATCAATGACTACCATCGAATGCTTAACTGCGCGGGCAATCTCGTCTGCAGGTGCTCCACGAATAGTCATGTCTGTGATAAGATTAGAGACAAGCCCCATTTGTGTTTGTTTGTTTTGAGATGTTATCTCGGGCATGCCTTCGTACGCAGGATACGCTCTTTTTGTATCGAAGTTTCGCAACTTCTCAAGAGCAGGTGTAGTCTTGATCTTACCGCTAGTATTAGGAATGACAAGAACTGTATCCCCATCAAAATCAGCACCAGATAGTCTTTCTGCTACCTTACTGTTAATACCAACAGCATCTGGCGCATTAGTACCGAGAAGCGATTTAGCTTCACGATTCCTATTGTTTACAGTAAGTTCAGGAATTTCAAAAGTTCCACCATGTGGATACCTAATTAGAACAACACGCTCACCATCTCTAAAGTTTGGTGCATAAATCTCAGTTGTTTTCATAGAACTGACAGGTAGAATTACATGTGATCCTTGGCGAGGCAAGTACGCTGCCTCTAAGTGGACAGCAGAAGAGTCGGCACCATCAGAAAAAGCTTCAAGTAATGTTCGACGAATAGCTGGGTTTGAAAGCGACAAGATTTGTTTAAGTTCATTTGTCTTCTTCTCAAACGTCATGTCAAGCTGTGTTTTTGCAAGTAATGGACTCTGCTTAGATAATACCTGAGAAGACAAGCTTCTAGACCAGTCCTTCCAAGTGCCTTCCTCACTGAGGACATTCATAACACCATTTTGGCGAGTAATAGTAGCGCCGAACGGATTGTCAGGATCAATATTTCCATCTTTATCCCGCTTCATACCCTTCATGGTATCAAGCTTATTAGGTGCATCCGTCTTGCTTTTGTTTGTGTTGAATACTAGGTCCACGCCAGCAGGTAGATCTTTCTTATAAATTGCCATACCTTTGAGAAAGTGCGTATCATCAACTGCGATACGAACCTGCGCATAACTAGATTTGCCAAGAGAGATGTCATCAACACCTGGCCTAACATAGATAACTCCATCCGCTTCAGTTCCTCCATCTTCAGCATAGTTGACTGCTACACGCTTCGAATCGATAGAAGTGGGGGGATCAATACCAAGGAAAGTATGCCCACTATCTTTTGAATAAGAACTGATCTGCTGGATGTTATTTTTGTTTTTTAGTACTTCAGAATACGTAGTTCCTGGTTTAGACAACACCATGACTTTTGTAAAATGCCCCGTGCCAAGCTGTTTGATCTTGACAGAATCTACCTTATATCCTTCTTCTTTCAGCTTAGCTACAGCAATGTCAAGCTTAGTCTTGCTAACACCAACATTACTGTAATGTTCAACACCAACTCCGATATCGATATAACCCTTCTTAGCAACCTGATCCTTCAACATATTAGCTGTGGCGTCAAGAACCTGAGCTTTATCTTTTGCTCCTGGAGCAAGCAGAGACCGAACCGAAGACTCTCTAATATCCATACGCTTACCAATAGCTACATTCGACAAACCCTTATCATGAAGACGAAGAGCCATGTTGATATCAGCCTGCTTGTTCTCATTCTTGGCCATCGAATTAACTGCACGAAATTGTGTAGTTGTCATTCCAAAACCACGAGCAATATCAGGATCGCTCATTCCTTTTTTGCGAAGATCAGCAATCATGGTGATAAACTTCTTGTTATCTTGATAAGGATTCTCCCCAGATCCCCAAGGATATCGCCCAGATCTACGAGGAGTGCCATAGTGAGCAAGATATACATCTTCGTCAATAATCATGACATCGCCTCCAATTTGAGCGCATTGATCCGCTTATCGAATGAAACGATCTTATCCATGATATGGGCAATACTGTCCGGATCAGCTTCATAAACCTGAACCTCATCATTCTGGTAGATCCTAAGTTCAATCGCAATCTCAATAGGCTTAAAGCGATACTCAAGACAAAACAGAGCCGCATATACCTCGAGTTGATGCACTGACGAAGGATGCAGCCCCGTTTTCAGATCGTGGACTCGTAACTTATTACGACGAAAAGAAATTGTATCAGCAGTGCCGAAAGCATTATCTGAGTAATACAGCACCTGTTCTGGAGTCATACGATACCCAATTGCATCGTTCACATACAAATGTAGTGTTTTTGCAGATTTAGGCAACTTAACACCCAGACGAATAGCATCGAGAGCAAACACATGCAGATCTGTTCCACGCTGTGCAGACATCCTGGAAGAGAAGACGCGGTCAAGCTTTTCTTCATCATAGTTAATCCAGTGATACTTGCTAGCGCTGAGAAAGGCATGCTGACCGATGAGATCAGAGTGTTTGTCGAAGAGCATATAAGACCTCCTCTTCTATCTCAGGATAGATGAATGCTGCAAAAGACATTAGACCCATCTCAATAATATAAAATTCTTGATTTGGTTGAATAGGCGCATCTCCCGAAGCTTTTACTTCAAGTGCTGCCCATCGGTCTCCATAGAGAATAAGAAGGTCTGGAATGCCTTGCAAGTAATCGGTGTCGTTTTTTAGAACGATACAACCCGGAAACATGCGACGTAATTCTCTGATAAGTTGAGCTTGATAGTTACGTTCTAGCATAAAACCTCCTTTCTGGACAAAATTTTATAAAAAGTAAATTTGGTTTATCTATTCCTTCTATTATAAAACACGTTTTCCACGCGAAGTAATAACTATTATTCAAATAACCGGAATTCTTGATAGGTAGGCCACACATATGTTCTATTTAACGTAGCGATCATAATCTCTCGATCAAGCAGTCCGTATTTGATAGCAGCTTCCCAGGAATTTGGAAACCACTCGTTGGTTTTGACATCAATCACAGGTTCTCTAAAACCTCGCTTACCATTATAGAATTGTCTGTGATAGAAAATGGCAAACCACCGAGGACGCCACATTAGGTTCTCTATGTGGTTGTTAGAACGATCACCATCTAGATTGATGGGGGTATTGAATACAGACGATATAGGAGGGGGTAAGAACGCCTTAGCGACTAGCAACGCTACCCCACGCTTGTATTGAACTCCATTTCTCATGAGACCGACTTGTACGATCCCATGTTGGTTCTTTGTCAAAGCCATACTGCGACCTGTATCATCATTACGAACAGAACCAAAGTAGCTAACAGAATACCCGGGAAATTCTTCTATTACAAACCATTCCATAATACATTCCTCCTATCTTGCCAAGATTTCACGGCCAAAGAACTTTCTATAGAACATACTTGGTAACTATTATAGATATTAACTCTCGCGCGTAGGGAAAGTATTTAGTCAAATTTTTGGCAGAAAGAGACTAATAACTACTTTTTGCGAGCTAATAACTACCGATATACGCTTAAACTGGACTCATTGAAGCTTTTTTTGGCTTTCAACGAGGAACTTATGGCTCTATCGATGACAGATTTTGACTTTAGGATGTAGTAGTTTAGGTCAGTAAACGGTGTATTTAGCCTGTCAATACGACCATGAGCTTGATGCCAATTCTTATAAGAGTAGGTCAAAGAATAAAAAACCACCGTGTCAGTCGTTGTACAATTCCATCCTTCAGCCCCAGCAGCGTACTGTACAAGATAGACCCAGCGAGCCAAATCAGGGATGTTTTCATGTTTGTGTCCATTCCATTCTGCGACTGTCGTTGAATCCTTAAGCTCTCTAAGAATCTCCAACTCGAAGTCAAAAGTATAAAAGATGATTAACTTAGGATGATCCAACATCAAACGACGTATCGTCTCTAGTCTTGAGGGGGAGCTATTAACTATTTTCCTCATCACCAGGAATAGTTCAGCCACATCCCTCAGTGGTCGCTCCTCAAATACGTGCCATCTATCAGTAAGCGCTTTGTCAAGCAGATCTTTATCGTGGTCGACCCAGACTTCCGTAGTGTGTCTGATAGTGTGTTGTTTGAAGGGCATCTCTACCAGTATTTGGTTCCGCAGTTTGACCAGTCTAGAGACGCCAATGTAGCGATCGACCTTCGGAAATTTCGTGTAAGTGTTGTAAACCACGTGTTCACGTTTGAACTCCGTTCTGTTCTTATAGAAACCATTGGCAACGAATACAGGAATATAATCAAGCCAGTTATCACCCGGTGTAGCAGTGAGCAGGATCCATCGATTACGCTTAGCAATCTTGATGAATGATTTAGACCACTGCCCACTGCCCACCAGGCGTTGCTCGTCGAACACGAAGAATGCATCCTTAATCTCCGTGTACTTGGTGATATTGTTCCATGAGTCAACTGTGAGAAGGCCAGAGACGCTTGCATCCTTAGCCTTCCCCACCCCATACCAAGAT